TTAAGGCTCATACAAGCGAACGGTTTTTGCTGTCCTAGTTCATAATATTCATTTCCCTTCTTTCCGTCTATTTCATACATTTTTTTGGTTACATACCCTGCAACGTATCTATATGTTTCTGGTACTGCTTGTGCTATCTGTATTTGACCCATGCCCCATAGTTCTGCCAGCCATTTGCTTGTATAGTATCCGTTGTGGTATATCTTGTATAGGTTCTCTAGGTCTGTCGGTTGCCATCCGTACAGTATCATGTGGTAATGCGGTCTTGCTGTTTGCTCTCCGTATTCTCCTGCTACGAAATAGCGTAATTTGCCCCTGTAAGCCTTTCTGAGACGTTTTAAGAACTTCTGAACGTCAGTATACAGTAACGTTTGGACGCTTTCAGGACGCTCTTCACCCGGTTTCCAGACGTATTGTACCTTTCGCATTATTTCGCCTGTCTTAACTATCATTCCCGGTACATGGTCGTCATCATAGGTTAGTGTAATAAACCATACTTCTTCTTTCGGATAGTCTCTAGCTTCTAATTCTATGCGTGTTGTCCAGTCTTCACGTTGCCTGATTCTGCATCCTATACATTGCCCGCATGGTATCAACATGATGTCTTTTCTGTACATCAAATCTTCATATTTTAGCTGTCTCCCCGATAATTCTGAAAAGCGGGCGAGTGAATACACCCGCCCGCTTATTTCTTTGTTTTCGGGATTGTACAGCCTAATTAGTGGCTTGTAACAACTCACCTTAAATAATCACCTGGCTTTCTTTTTTCTCCATAATTTCCCGTTTTGTTTTGTGGCTTCATTTCTCTGCTTTCTCCTGTTTTCGGTTTGTTTCGTCCACCGCCCCCGGCTGCTCCCGGTACGGTATCTTCCGTCTTTTCCATGGCTTTGTATGTTTTTAACAGGTCGTTTACAAGTGCTGTTGGGCTGCTGTGGCTTGTGCTTAGCTGACTTCCCACGGCTTCTGCAAGCTGATACCATTGTGCCTGACTTTCTGACCGGCTGTAATAACTGTTTGGCACATTTCCATTCATTGTAGATACGCCCAGTGCGCTTGCTGATGGCATACCCATACTTGCACCTGTGATTGTTGCTCCTGAGCCGCCCGGTGTGCTTGCACCGCCGTTTGCGTATGCCAGGATAGGGTTAAGTCCGGCTTTCCGCATATCTTCTACAGCTCTTTGGTATGCCGTACTGCTCATGCGCTCTTGAAAGTTCCTGTTTGCAAGTGCTTCTGCGCTGTTGTACTGCATTGCCGTGTTTCGTTCAATTGCGTTATATACGCCTTGCTGGATTGCTCCTAGCGTGTTGTAGCCCATCTGCATAAGCATATTTTGCCGGTTTGTTTTGCTTTGGAAAGCGTTCTGCCCGCCTTGCCAACTATAGAACTTATCTAGGTATTCCATGATTTGCTTGTCGTTTGTGCCGCCCTCGCTGCTTGACGAGCTTGTGCCAGCGCCTTGGCTTTGGCTTTGATTCCATCCGCTGCTTTGGCTGTCTGACGTTTGCCCGAATTGGCTTGATAGTCCTTTCCCTGCTAACGTCAGTGCGCTTGTTACTACTTGTGGATTACTTGCAAGCCATCCACCTACTGCTTTTCCGGCTGCTCCGATTGCTCCTAGTATTGACATTTAAAAATAGCCCGGGTTTTGCCCGGGCTTCCTCCTTTCTTACAATTTGTTCAGCCCCGGTACACTGTACAACGGCATACAGCGGGTAGTTTTGTTTGCTACTCGGATTGCTCCGAAGAACTGCGGTTCGTCTTGAACGATGAGCGTTCTTGCAATTTCGCTCTTTCCTTCTACCATCCAGCCTTGTGACAGTGTCGGCACTGCTGAATAGTTGTCTGCATAATGCCAGAAATCCAGCGTTCCCGTTGCGTTGCTTCTCATAAGTCCGCTTACACGGTTTGGTTTCATCCGGTAGTCTGCCCATGCTTCCTGATAGCCGAAAGTTTCTTCGTCTGATGCGTCACCGGTCAGCATGATTTCCTTTTTCTTTACAGGCTGTTCGCCAAGGTTTGCAAACTGCGGCACGTAGTAGTCGAGCCTGTCTTTTCTGCTCCAGAAACGTTCAAGTCCCTGCTGGTAGCTGTGGTTATGACGAATACACATCACACCGATTACAAAGCCGTGCTCTTCGAACGATTTTGTGAAACTGCTTTCATTTACCGGCGTTACTGACATTGCGCCAGTTTCGCCGATGGGTGTATCTGTGTTGCTCTGCTGTCCGCTGGTCTGGATAATCTGATTCATGTTGACGTGATAGCGTCCACCGCCCAAATATTCAGGAATCTGTACCGTTTTGTCGCTGATTGTGACGTTCCACAGTGACTGTACCTGTTCGCGGTATCTGCTGCCACCACGCGCTAGTGCTTCGTAATACTGCTGTACTGCAACAGCATTTCGCAAGTCGTTGATTGTTGTTGCGGTTACACTTGCCAGGTCTGCACCTAAGAATCCTGCGCGGTACTTGCTTGCGTCTGTATCGCTTGGTGCTCCGTTTACTAGAACCGGATGTGAGGTGTTTGACGCGGTTGGCCAGTTTAACATCCTCGGTACCGATGTGTTGTTTCCTGTTACTGTGCTGTTCAGGTAGATTTCGCCATCGATACCCGTTGACATTTTTTCTGTTAGCTCTTGGTCTGTAAACAGGTTTACCGCTGCATTTCCTGTTAACGGTAATGAAATTTCCGGCCCTCTTTGCGGATATGGCAGACAGCTTGTGAAGTAGTCATGGAACTTGTTTACAGGTAGGCACCGTCCGCCTTCGTGTGCTTCTTCAAGGATTTTGTCTAGGTCTTCATCTTTGTTTGTGTCTCTGTATGCTTGATCTAATCCAGCCGTTACTAGCGTTGCTTTGTTGTCTACGTTTTCATCTCTGAAGTATTCATTCCAGATTCTTACATAGGCTCGCACTGGCAGTGCGTTTATGCTAAATTGTTTTTTGATTTTTGTTGGCACTCCCATATAGTCCAGAATGCTTTTTTCGAGTGGCTGTGGTTCTGCTTCATTTCCAAAACATACTATTTGCGGCATTTTGTATTCTTTGCTCGGTACCCATGGCTTGTCTTCTACTTCTCCCATGAAATACTTGAAGTCATCATACAAGATTCTGTTTGGACAATAGAAGTAGTAGAAGTCTATGAATGCATCATCCATGACCGGATACTTTGGCGTGGTCATTCGGATGATAGCGCTTGTGTCGACTTGGAAAGTGTCGCCCGGTAGCACTTCGTCCACGAAAAACGGGATAAGCTTGCCGCTGTCGAACGTGGTCAAAATCGTCTGGTCACGGTTGAAACGCGTTCTGCTTGTGTGCATCTGTGGCACATTCAGAAAGTGTCTTTCGTTGTTTCTGTTCACTGTTCTTCCTCCTTTGCTTCGGTTTTCGGTTTAGGCTCTGTTTTTGCCATCTCCTGTAGCTTTGCCAGCTGCATTGCTTTTGCTTGTGCCGTTGCTATCATCTGGTGATACTCGTGGATATTCTGCGGGAATTCCGTGATGTCTACGAGCGGTGTTTCCTCTGTGGTTAATGCGCCTTGTGACAGGTTCTTCAGAAATTCCGGGTCGAAACTTGCTTTCCGCACGATGTTTTTAATATCGCACTCGTCTGCATAGCTTTCGATTTCAGCCTGAATGTCGATAGGCGCTGTCTCTTGAAGGTATTCTTTGCCGTTTTCGTCTTTTGCCCAGACGTACTGCTTTCGTTCGTTCTCGCCTGTATTCGAAAAGAAGGGCTCTCGCCCTTCCTCGTATCGTTTATTCATTCGGCTTGCCCTCCCATACTTTTTCCGTGTCGTTCGTAAACGTTCCGTTTTCGTCTTCAAAGATTGCCAACTTGAAGCCGGTGTAGTCCTGCGGACTCTGCCCAATGAAGGTTTTTTCGTCCTTTTCCATCACATTGCACATACGTGCAAAGGTTGCATCGTTCTTGCTTTCACCGACCCATGCGTAGCACTTTGCCACACTGTCCCAGATTCCGTAGTAGTTGTGTTTCATTGTTTTGCTCCTTTTCTCTTACAGTCGGATGCCACCACGCATGGGCTTCTGACTGAGATTGATAGCTTTGGTTTTGCGTGCGGTTACGTTGAACATACGGCGGTCTTTTGCGCCGTTCATCTTCTTACGATGTCGTGCCATCGTTGTACTCCCTTCTGATTAGCTCCATCTCGATTGCGTTTGCAAAGCTCTTCATCTCCCAGATTTCATCTAGCAGCTTCTTTGCATCGTTGATGTTTGAGATTTTTTTCAACATTTTGTAGTTGCCGTCAATCTCCTTGTACTTTCGTCTTAGAAGTTCTTCCAGTGCTTCTTTGGTCTGGTCGCGTACGTTCCATGATTTGATCATTGCTGTTCTCCTTTCTTAGCCCTTGTCGTGCAGAGCGTGGTAGATTTCATCCAGTTTTTCGAGAATCTTCTGCATTACTGCGATTGCCTGTTTAATGTCCTTCAGACTTACCAGTGCCATTTTATATCCCCTTTCTGTATTTTGCTTTGCGCACATCAAAATGCACCCAGCTTTTGTATACGATAATGCCACATTCTTCCGGGACAATTCCATTCAGTTTGTTAGCAAGTTCTTTGGGTTTCATGCCATTAACCCGGATGTCCGCAGCCATACCGCGCATATGGTAGCTATATTTTGCTCCTCCGCATTTTGCGTTCCACTCCGGCGTTCTGTATCCGCTGGTGATGATGACCGGTTTTCCCAGCTTGTTTCTTAGGATGTCCAGAATGGTGTATAGGTAGTCGTCAATGAATACAATTTGACTTCCGTCTTTGCAAGCAAACTCTTTTACCTTAAAGTATTTTCCAACATTTTCGTTTGCGTCTGTGTCCATGATATAGCATTCGATGCTCATAGTCACTCCTTCCACTCTATGGCCTGTCCGCATTTTCCGCAATATGCGTTTTCTGCTCCATCCTGATTGAGTAGGTATTCCCCGCTCCCGCAATTAGGACATGCTAGAATGTGTTCGTCTCCGTCTGGGTGCGGACTTCGTGGCATTCGCATCATTAGGACGGCGTGTTTGTATGACTTTTCGTTCATGTTTTTCTCCACCTTTCGTGATTCTATTATAGCGTTCTTTTTTCTGCTTGTCAACAATTATTTTTCTGGCTTGAATGGCGCTTTAGCGCCTTGCCGTGCGTAGCGAACGCGGAGCTCGGCTAAATTCATTCCTTGCGCGCTTGCGCGTTTTCAACAGTTTCAACAGTTTCAACAGGTTTTCCACAAAATGTTGCACAATGCTTTTCGTCATTTTGACTAACTTTCAACATTTCAACAAGTTTTCAATAAAACTTTCAACTAGTAATTTTTCTTAAAAATAACGTGATAACGGATAATCTTTATTGTTTTCAACTTTTTCACAGTCTCTACTACTACGGCTACAACAAGTTATATAATATACGGCGCTTGATCTAATATAGCCCAGTGCCTACTTGATAGGTACTGGGCTAGGTGACACCATGACACTGTTAAAGTGTCCCTTTCTTCTTCATCTGCTTTTTGATTACTCTTTCTTTCGTCTTGCATTGGTCTGCAAAGTCTGCGTTTTCGTATTTTTTACGGTTTGTATCTATTGCTGCTGCTTGTCTGTTCTGCTTAATTCTCCACAATCTTTGTGGGTTTTCAGCTTCCATCATTTTTTCATAATAGCGTGGTATTTGTGCGCGCTTTCCGTTTGTGCACTGGATGTAGCCTTGTTTCCAAATCTCTGCTTTGTGCTCTTGGTAATATCTATCTCCTAGACCCGGTTTAAGGCTCATACAAGCGAACGGTTTTTGCTGTCCTAGTTCATAATATTCATTTC